CATTTTATGGGCACCAGGATTTTGCATAGCCTGGTTTAATTCAGACATAATTAGTTCTATTGATGCGTCTGTAGATGATTTAGTATTTTTTACATAATATTTTTTACCATCAATTATTCTGTAGCCACCTGGCACTGCACCAAGTTTATCCTTTTTCATTCCAGCAAAATCTAAATCTTTTAGAGATAGTTTTTTAACTATATTATCTGTTCCTCCAGAATAACCTGGAACCATTCCACCATCAGCAAAGAATTTAAGATTTTTAAGAACATCAAATCCTCCAGGGGCAAAAGATAGGTCTGATGCATATTTTTTACTTGTATCGTCATAGGCAGCAAAATCATCTGTTGAAAAACTTCCTGGTTTTGCACTATTATCTCTCCAAGTTAATGGAACTATATTTCCATTATTATCTTGTACACTAGGCAAAGGTGTTGTTTTATTGCCTGACCTAGCCCATGCATTTGCTGCATCTTGTGCTAGTTTACGAAGAGCACGTCCTTCAGCAGTCTTACTTGAGCCAATACCATCTGCTTTGATTCTTCCAAAACGACCACCAAATGGAGTATTTGCAACTGGAAATCCTTTTTCACTTCCTGGAACCAAAACAAGTTCATCATTTTGCAACATTGTTCGAATCAAATCGTTCCATCTAGGTGCATCTAAACCATCACGTTTAGGTCTAACTGTACCAACTTGTTTTGTTCTTTCCCAAATTAAGTTTGCTGCAGCACCAATACTAGAGGTGTTTGCAGTTTGTTCGTTAATATTTTGCTCTACTATTCTTGCAAATATTGAATCTTTAATTAATGGTTCTCCTGCAAATTTTGTTCCAATAATATCTTCAAGAGATTGAGAATCTGATAGATTTTTAATACCAGACATTTTTGCAGTTTTACTTAATTTACCACGCAAAGCATTGTAGGCTTGACCAAACATTGTTCCGCTTACACCGTTACTAGTTTCTTTAATTAATTGATTTAATTTACCTGGCAAACTAATAGTAAGATTACTAAGAACTTTAAATTTATTAAAGTCTTCTGGAGTAGATTCTTTAAATTGTTTTTGCAGTTGTGCTTGAACTCTTGGGTCTTTAATATTCATTTCACCAAAAGCATGTGTTTCTTGAATGTTTAATAGTTTATAAAGTTCTTCTGTTGTATAATCAGATTCTTTTTTAACATTATCTTTTCCATCAAAATATCCTGGAACCATACCACCCATAGCATACTTTTTTGAAGGAACAGCAGAATGCATAACCTGATATTTACCCCAATCAACACTCATACCTGCTTGAAGTCTTTGCTGCATATTTGCGTATGCTGCTTTTTCTTCTGGTGAAAGATTTCCAAAACCAGCAATGGTGGCTTGAAGCCTTGGCATTACTGCTTGAATTTCTGCTTTCATTGTTGCATCATATTCAGCAGATGACATGTTCTTAGCAATATCTGAGGTTGATTCAGCAAAGAATCTCTTAGCACCGCCCTTTACACCAAGCAAATTAATGATGGCTTGCTCTTCCATTGAATTAATGCTACCGCCAAGTTTACGCTTACCAGATGCTGTTTGGAATACACCTGCAGTACCAACATCAGCAAGGATATCTCCGCCAAGATTTCCAATACCAAGGTCTTTATCTCCACGAAGTAAAGAAGCAACTAGTTGTTTAAAATATTGTCCCTTTGTAAATGATGTAGAAATTTTAGCAATTTGTTCATTTAGTGGTGATTCTAAAGCAATAAATTTACGCATACCTTCTGGGTCTGTTGGGTCCATCATTGTAACAATTTTTTGCATAGGTGTTGTTAATTGATGTGCGTCTCTTGCAATTTGAGTACCACGAACTTCTGCTAGTGCTGAGGTTAAATCCATTTGTGGTTTTACAAATACTTGACTACCATCAGCCTTTTCATAAATTCCACCAACTTGGAATGCAGGGAATGAGTGCCCACTTGTTGGTTCAATCTGTCTTACATAGTGTTCTGGAGGAACTGCTCCATATGGTCCAGCATAAACTTCATCGCTAATTTCTTTAAGTGTTTTACCAGTTCTTAAAATTCCTTCGGTTTGTTTTTGAGTAAGTGGTCCAATTGTGCTTTGACGAATACCAACACCAGTAGTTCCAGTTTCAAATCCTGGAAGATTACCAGAAACCATACCAGCAATTACTGGAGCATATTTTTGTGCATGTTTGGCTGGTATAACTGCTTCACCTGGAGACAGCAAGGCTGGAATAATATCTCCTGCACCTCTTGGACCAGGAACCATAGAAACACCATTAGCATATCTTTTAGGAACAGCATTTGGATTTCCTGTTGGTATTCCTGGAACACCAGAATATTGCTGTTGGGCTTCTACTGCTTGTCTATATGACCTAGTTAATTCATCTAATGCTGCTTTTTCAGAGGTAAATGTTTGACGAAGTTTGGCATGTGCTTGGTCAAGAGATGCTGCAACTGCTGCACCCTTCAACTGTTCTGTAGTCATATAACTAGTTTGTTCACCAAGAATATCTGATGGCTTTGTTGTCTTATTAATGAAACCCTTCATATTTGTAAATAGTTTCATAATATTTGCTACACCGTTTGCAATCAAACCAAATGTCATAAGCAATACAGGACCGATACCAGCAACAGCCAACACTAGCATTGAAACAAAGTTTTTGGCACCTTCGCCCATACTATTAAAACCATCTAGTATTTTGCTAACAAATTCAATGATTGGTGTGACAGCCTTTAAGAATGCTTCGCCAACAGGTGCAAGTTTGGCTTGCATGTCTTGAATAGATTTTTGAAACTTAAACATTGGAGAATCTGAAATCTTTTTCATTTCTCGTTCTGATAAGATTGCTAATTCTTCTGCTGAGTTTTTAGATAATTCTGCTACTTGAGATGCTTGGCTACCTTCGGCAATTACGTTTTGGAACAATGTTGAAAGTCTGGAAAATTGGAACTTTCCAAACATTTGTTCAATAGCACGAGCACGGTTTAGTGGGTCAAGAGTGTCTAGTGCTTTAGCAAAATCAACAACTGTTTTCTTTAGATTACCTTTATCTGCTTCAACAATACCCTTAACATTAATGCCAAATCCTTGAAGAAATTTTGATGCTTTTTCTGATGGATTAATTAATGATGCCAAACCAGATTTAATTGCGTTAGCACCTTCAGATGCGTTAATTCCACCTTCTTTCATTGCTGTCATAAAGAATGCCAAATCTTTTACATCTCCACCAAGTTGTTTAACAACAGGGGCAGCCTTTGGAATAGCAGTAGTTAAATCATCGATACTAAGTGTAGTTTGGTTTTCCACTGCGTTTAGGAAATCAATATTTTTACCTAAATCTTCTGCTGCAACTCCAAAAGCATTTGTAAGACTAATAGTAGTTTCTAAAGCCTTTGTTTGGTCTACCCCACCTAAGATAGAAAGTTTTGCAGCATTATTTATTTGTGCAATAAGGTCTGCACCAGTTTTACCCATAGCGGCTGCCTGGGCAGCCATATCCATAGTATCTGCAACTGCAACACCATACTTTGTAAATTCATTTGCAAGACCTTGTACAGACCTAACCATCTTATTGGCTTCTTCTGTAGTTGTATTCATGTCACCATAAACACGTCTAAATTTTACAGATGCTGCTTCAATTTGCATGTATGCTTTAGCAGCGGCAGAACCTAACATAGTTAATGGAATTGTAAAACCAACCATAAGTTGGCGACCAGCCCATTGAGTATTTTTACCAAAATTTAGAAGACTTGTAGAACCTTGTGTCATTAACTGATTAAACAATTGTTGTTTTTGTGCTGCTAACTGTGTTTTAGTTGCAAGATTATTCATGTCAAGTGATAGCGGCTTAACAGCAATAGCCTTCATAGCGCCAGTGGCATCACGACCAAGTTTGATATATTGAGTTTGTAGTTCTTTTACTCGTTCTTTTGCTACCTGAGTTATAGTTGCATACTCTGATTTAAACAATTTACCGAAAGTTTTTGAAGCACCGCCAGCATATCTAAAGTATTCTCCAATAGAAAATTTATTCTTTTCTAAAGATTCTGTAAATGATTCTGCACTTGTTTTTATTGTTTGAACGTTTGCTCTGAATTTTCCAGTAGCATTAATTGAGGTTATAAGATTTTGCTGCATTGCAGCAGCAGCGGCAGCATTTTGTGCTCCTGCATTTCGCATTGCTTGCTGAAAGGCTGATATCTGTTGCTGTAAAAGTTTTAGTTGTGCCAGAGCGTCTGACGTATCTATATTAACTTTTATATTGGAATTGATATCAGCCATTCAACTTACACCGCTTTGTTAGCCGATTAAACCACCCATTAGTGAGGCTTCACTAAGTTTAATACCAGATGCTTCTTCAACAATCTTGTATACGGTTGGTAGGTCCAAAAGTTCTTCTAGAGCCTTTGCATCCTTGGCTAGTTCTGGAGCAAATTGCTGAAAAGCAATCTGCACACATTCAATGAGCAAACTCATTGATTTATCATTGCTATCTGCTACTTCTGCAATACCCTCAAACTTTGTCATAAAAGGGCGTAGAAGAGAGATTTTAAGTGGACGAACAGTAATACTTGTTCCGTCCAGTAGTTCTACAGTTCTTGCTTCGTTAATTGTTGTAGACATGAATCCTCCTTAAGGCTCTTATTAATTATAGCATAACACAATCTATTTTGAAACAACTTCATAATCAAGACCCATACCTATACCAAATCCTGTTTGCTGTGCTTTTATTCCTTGTAATGCTGTTATATCATTAGGGTCTCCATTACCAACACCGCTAGTTTTTGCTGCGACCCTGGCTTTCATTGCTTCCCAAGGGTCTTCTTCTTTTTTACCGCTGGCTTCATCAAGGTCTACACCTTGCATAGCGGCAAGAAATTTCTTTTCATTATAATCCAATTCTCTTTTTGATTCAAGAATAGCCATTAATTCTGGCATACATATGTTTGATTCTAGTTCATCAAAGTTTTTCCATATTCCAAGAACAAAAATTTCTGCTTCTAGTTTAGCCAAATCTAGTGTTTTCCAAGAACCATTATCTGTTGGTGCTACTGGTATTTGTTGTACACTATTGTCTATACTACTATCTGTAGGCTGACCCATTTTAATTCCAGCAGAAATTTCTAAAACTTTATAAATTGTTGGCAAATCCATACTATCTTCAACATCTTCAATTGTTTTAATTTTAGGATAATATTGTTTCATCGCTATTTTCATACAATGAATAAGTATTTTAATAGACTCATCATCATTTTTAGTATTTTTTATTGGTTCAAATACTTCCATAAATTCTTTTAAATATTTAATCTTTAATGGACTAACCTCTAACTCTGTTCCATCAATAAGGTAAATGTATTTTGTATCATATATATTAGTAGGCATAGTCTATTATACCAAAAGAAACTGCCCCAGGTATCCCCAGGGCAGCCTCATCAGTATTCAGTTATTATTTAATTTTTAGTATGTGCGGTCTACGATTTTACCGTAAGCACCGTTTGCATCTGGGAGCAGACGGAACTCTACATCGAATGTAGTTGCAGCATCACGCTTTGCAGCGACAGTTACGTTACTGATGTTTACAACACGATATGCGACATAGACACGTTCTGACTGGTCAGTTGTTGCTACACCTGTTGCATTGTTTCCAATGGTAGACAGACCAGCACCAATTGCAATGAGCGAACGCTCAACTGGGTAGTCACCTAGGTCACCTGAGAACAAGTCAATATACTTACCATGTGCAGTACTGTTTTCAGTGCTTGTACCTGGAGTATATGTAATTGTTGCTGCGGCTGTTGTTGCAGTGTTAGTGTAACGGTTTACAGAACCACGCTGTGCAAGTGCTAGTAGCAAGTTTTCCAAAGTTGCTTCTGCTAGAGAAGTCTTTAGAGTTACCTTCATACCTGACTTGTACAACTTTGCTACGTCTAGAATTTGGTCTACCATTACCTCACCGAATGATGGGTCGAATGATAGTTCTAGACCGTTGTTAGTAAAACCTACAGATGTGTAGTTAACGTTGTTTGCAAGGGTATCCTTGTAAGACGTTGCTTCTACGAAATCTGGAGCACCAGCACCTGGGTTAGTTCCAGATGCAATTGTGCTGTTTACGTTTACACCGTAATTTCCTAAAAAAACTGCTGCAGCACCGACTACGATGTTAGCAGCATTTCCTCTTGTATAAGTTGCCATATTTTTTTCACCTCTTTTTCTTTAATGAAATATATGAGCGTGTGTTTCCTCTATATAAGTATAACAGCCTTTTAACTATTTACTTACCATTGTGTAGTCATAGTATAGGATTATCTTGTTACCAGCATAAGTCCTGGCTGTACCAAAGTTAATAATGTCACGAGTTTCCTGCAATTGAAATACCTTGAAATTATGAAATCTAAAATTTGGTTGAAGGGATTCACCTTCTACAGTAATTGAGCCTTTAGCAATACACCATTGATTAATGTCTTCTGCAGTCTCATCTTCATTATCCATAAGTCTATTAATCTTTTCAGTTATTTTAATCATGTTAATAATTGAATTTTCTGCTGTAGCATAAAAATAATATAATAATTCTTCACATTTAATATGTGGAAATGGACTTTTACGCATACGAAGCATACGGTCATATGTACACATTACGCCACCAGCAGGAAAATATTCTGTAAGGTCATTTATGGTTGATGGAGTTGTTGGAAAAAATGGAATTGAAGCAAAACCTAAATCTTGTAATTTTTCTTGTAAGTAAGCATTAACCCATAGCACAGGTGTATTTAAAATAGATGTAGTAGTCATTATTCTATTTTACCACCTTTCGATATCCATTCATAGCCAACTTTAACTCCAACACTTTTTCCTTGCTTAACTCCAGCAGGTAAGTTTTGTTTATATGTAATTGGATTTTGTAAATACTCCAGTACCCCAGAAACATACAAGTATGACTGTTGAAAATAAGTGTTAAAAAATTCATCTAATATTCTTTCAAAACTTCCAGATACATTATTTCCACCAGGGTTAGCAATAATTATTGGATTTTTAGTAAATATTTGAGTTCCATTATCATCAAATGATAATACTTTTGCATTTTTAGGTCTAATTGTAACAGGGGTTCCATTTTCCATTATTTGTGCTTTATTATAAAATGGTTCTTTTGAACCGTTTGCAAAAGAATTTGATTGACTAAAAGTATAATTAAAAGATAAACCAGAACTTTTAACAAAATATTCTAAATCAAATAATCTTGCTTCTGGAGAACCAGTTTGATACCATTCGTAAACGTGATGTAAGGTTTGTGGTTGTGTTCTAGCATTTGAATCTATAAAACTTTTCATTAAATCTATTGTAGATTGACCAAGATTATCTAAAAAATTATTTTCTCCTAATTTTATACCATCTAAAAATCCAACAGAATATTCTGTTAAATTGTTTAAATCACTAAATAAATTTTTAGAATTAAATGTTACTTTCACAAATCTGCCGCCTGATTTTCAGAACGTCTTAGCAAAAGTTTGTAGTGGTCAGTTTTTCCAAAAGCACCTTGAATTGGATTAAGTGTTGCTATTTCAAATAATGTTGACATTCCAGAACGAGGTCCAGCAGATTCATTATAAATAGATGTTGCATCAATATCACGAATGTTTGTAACTATAATGTTTGTAATTGAGTATAAAGAATTTGTTTGTGATTGTGTTAAATCATTTCTAATTCTTCCAGAAATTAAATTATCTATATTTAAATTTGCTTCTGAGTTAACATCTTTTTTATTTTTTAATCCACCAGAAGAAAAATAACAAGCAATTGTTCTATCTAAAACCCATTGTTTTTTAAGATTTCCATATGCTCCAGTTTCAATAATTGGATAATAAACATCAGCAAGTAGTGGGTAAGTAAAGTCTGTAGTTTCGCATATCATAGTAATCCTGGTTTAATGAGTGTTCCCTTATAGTTGCCAAGAATTTTATCAACAATCATATTTCCAGTGCCTTCCAAAAATTGTGGTGCAAACTTGACATCAAATGAGTCAGTGCTATATTCAGTAACAAATCTATTATAATAATCATTTTTACCACATTTAATATCTTCAATAAGCATTTTAATTGCAATTTCTATATCTGGTGGAACAGTTTTAAAACCAGCATCTACAATAAACATATAGTCATATCCTCTTGGAAATGCAACTGAATAATATCCATAAAATCCAATATCTCCAATACCAGTTGGTAAACGAGGTAATGTGTTTTCTTGTCGATTATACTCTTCATATTCCATACGCAGAATTGCTGAGTTATCTAAAGATGGGGCATATTGATATTGCCATACTGACTCTACCCCACCACGAGTAGTAATTGCCTCACCATTTGTAGCAGAAACATATGAATTGTCTAAAGTAAATGTTGTTGCTGTTGGAGTTGTGGTTATTGTAAATGTTCCGTTAAATTTGGTTGGGGTAACTCCAGAAATTGTAACACTTTGACCAGTTTGAAATCCGTGTGTAATTGTAGTTGTAAGTTTTAAAACACCGCTAGTTACATTAACGTTTTGAACAGCAATACCAATAGGGTTATTTTCTGCATTATATACAAGAAGATTATTTTCATATACTTTTAATACACGATTTACTGGATGCCAAATAGAAAAATAATCATTACCTTCTCCTGTACGTTGAATAACAAGTTTATGATTATAGAATGCTCCTCCATTTCCAGAACCTTCCATTAAATAAGTATCAATAATAGAACGAGCAATAATTTCATATTCTTTATATGCAAGAATATCTTCAGTTGTTGTAGCCAAAGTATTTGGGTCTACATAAGGTCTATAAATAGTTAAATTGTCTTCTAAAACAATTTCTCCATAAAGGTCTGTTTCATAAATTTTTACAGCAAACTCACGGTCAAACTGTGCTTTTGACTTAGGAATTACATATGTGAGTACTTTACTTGCACTTGATGTTAGAGTTGTTCTTTCAATGGAGTGGTCTACCAAATCCTCTACCTCAAAAATGTATGTTGCATTTGCAGTAGGCACATCCCAAGATGTTGAAATAGGATAAGGTGGGACTCTCAATACTTCCATTTAGCCAAACGCCTCCATTAATTCTTCTGGAGTTGCCAAACGAATGCCGCTTTGCTGTAACCAAAATTCTGCATGTTTATTTCCAACAATATTATAACCAATTTTAATGTTTCCATAACTATCTGCATAAAGATTTCTATTTGAAAAAACTGCTACCTTGTTTAGTGGTACTTCTATTTTTTCATTGCTTAATGGTGGAGTTGGCGAGTCAGCATCGGTTGTTGTTGAACCCATAACTCCATCACTGTTATATCCCAATGTTTGAACAATACTTTGTTTTGAGGTTGTTTCATTATTTTCGGTCATGCAAAATCCTCCTTAGATTTATTTTAATTATACCAGATAAAAGTAGAAAGGGAGTGGAGAAATAAATCTCCACCCCCATTCAAAGGTAACGCTAAACAGAATTACTCTGCTGCTGCGTCTGCATAAGCAACTGCATCTAGTTCTTCCCAGGCAATTCCGAAACGAACGAAGACAGTATACTCAATTGTATCCTTCTTTGGAACGTAGAAACGGTTCACAGTGATATCTCTCTGGAAGCCCCAAATACGGTTCTGTGGGAACGTTAGGTCAACGAATCCTGCAGGGTAGTAAGGAACTTCAAGAACAGGTACACCTAGTACACGAGTC